TTCCATGACCAGAGAATTTATTGATGTTACGTCTTTGGATTCTACTGGTGGATACCGTGAATTTATTGCTGGCTTCCGTGATGGAGGCACAATTAACTTTGCAATGAATTTCACGTATGATGCTTATCTTTTGATGAAGAATGACTTTGAAGATGACACCGCACAACATTATGAGGTTGTGTTACCTGACAAGGATGCTGCTGGTGATTATGTATATTCATCATTTGAGTTTGAAGGATTGGTTACTGAATTACCGTTGGAAATTCCAACAGATGATAAAGTATCTTGTAATGTAACGATTAAGATTAACGGATTTGTTGCCTTTAATGAGGGTAGTGCAACCGCTGATCCTACTTCTACGTAATGTTTTATTGCTAATCAAGCATTTTTTATTTATAAATAATTTCAAAAAATAATCAAAATGAAAGAATCGATTTTATTAAACAGGGATGCCCTTTTACAGAGGGATGAATTGAAGATTGAAAAAGTTGAATTGACACGTGGACATGTGTTTGTTCGTGAAATGACAGGGAAAGAAAAAGACATTTGGGAAAAGTCTTTAATGAAACAAAAACCATCAGGGAATAAAAGAAAACCAGTTGAGTATGAAATGGATTTAGAAGGTTTCAGGGCTAAACTGGCAGTTGTTACAGTATGTGATGCAGAAGGTAATCTG